TTTATTTGTGTTTGCTTCATAATCTCCTTTACCACCCATTGTTTCTTTCATTATTTTAAGGTATTCATTATTTTCATTTGTGGTTGTATCACAATAATCAGGATTTTTATCTCTCCATTCACTTATTAAATTTATATTTTTCTTTTCTACATTTCTAATTACCTTTTTCAATTTAGTATTTTCAGAACATTCTTTTTCCCATTTATCTTCGTCTTTTATATAAAGTGTTTCTCTCTTTACATCACTACAATGCACAGGACGTTTTGTTACATCTAATCCTTTTAACTCTTTTATTATTATAGATGAAATACCATTAACATAACCAGTAGAACCTATATTTTCCAAGTCTTTTAATTGAAGTGTGATAGACTCTGCAAAATCAGTAATATTTAATGCATCCTTGCAATGTTCATTTAAAAAAATATGTAAATTAAATGTTTTATTATGACTGTTTATAGTATTATTATTAATTAAATTATTACTTTTACAAACATCTAATACTTGCTTTTGTAATTCCAAGTTTTGATTCTGTAATTTCATATTTTCATTTATAATAGTATTTTTCATTTCATTATTTTCAACCATTAATTTCATAACAAGATACTTCAAATCATCTGTTGTATCATTTGAATTACTACATTTTTTCTTATGAACGTATAAACCTTGTCTATACTTATATCCTTTTCCACACTCACAAATAAACTTTTTGAGGAGATTTGGGGATTTTTCTGCATTATTTTGTAACGAAACGTCATTATTTCTATGTTTTTTTGTTAATAAGTGTCTTTTAAAATCTTTTTTATTTCGTGTTTCAATGCTACATACATAACATTTATAAGTTTGGTATTGTTTGGGGTTATTTTGGGATAAATATGTCATCATTGTCATCTATATTTTAATGACAAAAAAATCCCTTAAATATTTCACATACAAAAAATGCAAAAAAATTACAATCACAAATTAAAATTAAATTTTTAGAATTTACAGCATTATGGTCTAAAATGATTTTTTCACATTTTTTGTTTTTAATTCTATATTAGAAAAATCAAAAATGGACATTTTAAAATGTCCAAAATCAATTTTACAAATTACAAATCCAAAAACATATTTTATAAAAATTTACATATATACAATAATATATAGAGAGATTGATATAAATATATAATTTTTTTACATTTAATCATAATTATCATAATACATATAATGTATTTCAAGTGGATCGATATTCTCTTCATTTTTTATTCTTTCCATTTGTTGTTCTATCATTTTTTTTAACTTTCTTAATCGTGTAGCTAATTCTGGATTTTTATTTTTGCCTTTTTTTGATTTATATTTATCTGGATTAAAACGTATATATATCCATTTTCCAGAATAAGCCATATATAAATCATCATATCTATTTTTTTCATCCGTTTTATCATAACTTTTATGTTGATTTTCATCAGTTTCTACAACTAGCGTAGTATTATTTATTTGAATAAAATGATCTAGTCTTCTTCTAAGACTACAATCACAATGTCCGGTATATAAAGGTTTATCGTGTGTGAAATCATCAAAATTTTCATTAATAAAATCCCTGACAGCTATTTCTTTAGTTTTACTTCTAATTTGAAAGGTTAATGGGTCTTTTGGAAAAAGATGTTGAAAACAATATGTACAATAACCTTTATATTTTTTATTTCCTGTAGTATCACACATAGATATATCATTTGCTTTACATTTATTAGATTCTACATTTACCATCGTTTCCGTTTTACAATTAATACAGCAAATTCCTTTTGTTTCTCCTGGTTCATTATAAACTGGTATTTTATCACATTTACATTTTTTGTCTTTTACATTTACCATTGTATCAGTTTTACAATCTTTACAACAAATTCCTTTTGTTTCACCAGGTTGATTATAATAAGGCTGTGCTTTACCACAATTACATTTTTTATGTATAACATCTACCATTGTATCAGTTTTACAATCTTTACAACAAATTCCTTTTGTTTCTCCTGGTTGATTAAAAACTGGTGTTGCTTTACCACAATTACATTTTTTATTTTTTACATCTACCATTGTATCAGTTTTACAATCTTTACAACAAATTCTTTTTGTTTCTCCTGGTTCATTATAACTTGGTATTGCTTTACCACATTTACATTTTTTATGTATTACATCTACCATTGTATCAGTTTTACATTTAACACAACAAATTGGTTTTGTTTCTCCTGGTTCATTATAAACTGGCAGTGCTTTACCACATTTACATACCTTATATTGTCCTTTTCGATCTTCTTTGTGTTGCCTACATCGATCAGGATTACCATACGTTAAAGCGTAGTAAGCCCTATTTCTACAATTCTCAAAATTACAAAGCTTAGGCATTTTTAATATAAATATATTTTTGGCTTTAAGTTATTTTGTGTCCTTAGTTATAAAAGTTGGGACACAAAAATAAACACCTTTAATTTGTTATTTTCAATTTTACTTCTAAAATACAATATTATCGTTAATCCATTTTTTAATTTTTCTATTAACAGGTTCCATTACACTATTTAATGCATTCATATAAGTTAGGTAATCTTCTGGATTATCTTGAATTAGAGAGAATATATTATAAATAATTTTAAAATGTTCTTCAGAATATATGTCTGTTATTCTAATAAATACATCGTCAATATCATCTTGTGTTTCATTTTTATCATTATCACCGGACGATGATACTTTTGGTATAAATGCATCTGGACGGTCAAGAAGTGTTCTATACATTTTTAATGTATGAAGTAAATGAGCATTATCTCCACGAGAGTAAGTTTGAATAATACTATCAATGCCTAATTTACTTAGTTCAATCATCAAATTAAATAAATCTCCAATATCATCTTGTTTACTGTTTAAATAAGCATAAAATTTATTGAAACGACTTATAACACTAAAAAGAAAAAATAAATCATCTTTTTTATCGTGATTATAAGTTCGCATAACACCTTGTCCCCAAGAAGGAATTTGAATAGTTAATAAATTATTTGAAATTGATAGTTTACTACCGATAGGACAAAATGAAATTAAAGCCAATTGTGTAATGGCTTGTAATGGCTCTAAAATCATATCGAAACGTTCTTTTTTTCTATCTGCCATAAATATATAATAAAATGTTTTAATAGCTTCCATTTTTAAGTTATTAAAAAATAAATAATTAACTTTATATATTTTTAATTTTTTAAATTAAATATCAGCAGTAATACAATTTGTTTCATTATAGTAAGGTTTATCAGATAAAAAAATATTATTATTTGTTATAATTTTATTATAAGGAACTTTATATTTTTGACACCATGTAATACACTTTTGAATATTATTTTTTTTCATTAATTCTAATTTATGAATTTTATTATTATTAATTAAATTTAATGTTGAAGCGATATTTTCTATTTGTTGTTGTCCAAAAATAGCATTATACTCTTCAATAATATTTGTAAATATGCAAGGTATCTTTATATTTAATAATCTTTCAATTTGTTTTTCTTCTGTTAAAGAATTAAGTATATTATAAAATATTTGAATAATTTCTTCATTATTACCTAATCTAAAACCTTTACAAACTATATATTTTTCTGAATTTGCGTATCTACTCGTGCAAGGTTTAACAAAATAAACTTCATCATATAACATAGCCAATATATATAGCAAATCAATAGATACTTGAGTAAATGTATCAAAAAACTTAATTACAAAACTACCCATATATTTTTGCATAGCGATTGCATATGCTATTTGAGAAAATACTAATTTACTACTTACAGTTTCTTGATGATTAAAATCAATAGAAAAATCAAAACCTCCGTCTCCAGTAATTAAATCCATTTTTCCTTTATATTTTTTAAAACAATAATTAAGATTTTCAGGATTCATTAAATTACCTGTACCATCCGCGCCTTTTTCTATGATAACATTATAATTTTTATTAAGAAATTGTTTACTTTTTCTCCATCCAGGAATAGATTGATCTTCATCATTTATAAGCGTCATGCCATAATGTATATTATTATATTGAGAACCACATATTTCTATCATTGCTTCTATAAATCCTCCAGGACCTTCCGCTAAGTGAAAGGTTTTACAATTATATTTTAGTAAATCATCTTGTAGGTTCATCAATTTTGCTATTTCTATCATTTTAAAATATGAGCGAGATAATGGCTTACATTTAGATACTGATTGTTTTGAATTAGGAATTATTGTATGTATATATTCATATGGATTAGTATATTTTTTATATTTATCCCATTCAAGTGGTTGTTTATCTATTTCACATTTTATTTTATTTAAATAATTTGATAGAGTTTTATTAATTTTTATAATACCTGATTTATTATTATTAAAAATAGGTACTATATAATTATATAATTGATAATTTAATGGTATAGATGGTAATAAAAAATAACTCATAGTATACGATAATAATATTATAAATAAATATTTATGTCTATTTATTTATATTTTATGTTTTATGTTTTATATTTTATGTTTTATGTTTTATATTTTATGTTTTATGTTTTATATTTTATGTTTTTCATCAATTTTATGCAACAAGTTTAAGTTTTCTTTTCGTTTTTTTAATTGTTGGTTTTTTTTCAACTTTTCTCTCCTCGAGTAATGCTATTTTTGCTGCTTCTTGTGCTTTTTGTGTTTCTTCTATTTCATCCATTTCATCATCTAGAGAGCGACCTAATAATGAATTAGCAACAGCTTCTGCATTTATACTTCTTACTTTTTTATATACAAAATATCTATTCAAAAATGAAATTTGTCTTTCTTCCGCGGTCATATTAAGTGCTTCACCATATTCATTTTTTACTTTACGATTTCTCTGTATTTCATCTTTCATTATTCCAAATAAATCACTGAATAGGCCTGTGCTTGCAGGCAAATTTCTTTCTAGTGCTTCTTCTCGTGTTAATTTAACAAAACCATAATTTTCAAGGAGTCGATCTAAATAATTATAGTTAACTAAATATTCACGAAATGTTTTATTAATAGTTTCTTGATAAATATCAACTGCATAACCAACTGAACTAGTATTATCAGGAAATTCTTCTCTATCATATCTTTTTGTTATTTCCCATATTTTTTTATTACCAGCCATAATTGCGTTGTAGCTTTCTCCATCTTTTTTATTTTTAAGCATATTGAAAATTAAATTACCATCATAACTTGTTCCAATAAAATATCCACCAACTTTTGTACATTCACTTACGTTTCTTAAGAAATTTTGTAAAGTGATTTGATTTTCAAACATATAGTGAATAGCAAATTGTATTGAACAAATATTAAAACCTTCTTCACCTTTACCATATTGTTTATATACACCTTCTCCTAATTCTTTAATATCTTTAGGTCCTTGACCAAATACAGCACGAGTTATTTGTTTTTCTTTATCAGTTAGAATAGCATCTGTATTACGGATATTAACAGATGAATTACCATTTACAAATAAAGCTTTTGGAATATTCTTGAATTTTTTATGATAATTTAAATATCTAGAACAAACACCATCAAGTCTATTATAAATATTATCTCTAGATAAATCAATTCCAAAAACAAAATTTAATTTAGATGAAATCCATTTTGGAATATCACCTCCTTTTCCTACTGCTAAATCAATTAATATATCTCCTGGTTTTGATACACCACGAATTAACTGTTTTTTAACAAATAAATTATGAAAATCTCTTAGTGCTTTTGTATTTTGAGATTTACTAATTCTATTATAATAAATATCATCATCAGCTAATTCATCTGGTATATTTTCACCAGTTATAAGCATCTCACTAGTAATAGGATTATGAATTGAATGCCAATTACTATTTGCTACATGATACGCATTTCCAAAATTACGACCACCTGCACGGAATTCAGCAGTTTTATCATAACGTACTCGTAGAGGTTTCCAATTCCATTGATTTTCAGCATTTAAATCATATCGAAATTCTACAATAGTATTATCTTCTATTACCTCATTTTCTTCTGTGAACATTACTTTGTCTTGTGTAGGACTAGTTCTTAGTAAAATATTACAAATTCCCGCATTTTCATTTGTTGGATTTGTTGGAAAGAATTGCATAGGACGATACCCCTCGTCATTATCTACGTCGCCACTTTTTGGATAATCATTATTTAATATATTTTGACAAGGATTAATATAGCCGTGAACAGCTTCATCAAAACCAACACGTAAAATTACAGTTTTATATTGTGTTAATTGAGTAGTTGAACTTGTATCTACTCCATTTTGAAAAATATTACCAATAAAATCTTCACCAGTAGAAGTTTTTTTTGTTGTAATTAAGAAATCAATTGTATTAAATTCTGGTGGTTTCCACTTAAATGAATTAGTCCAGGTTATTTTAATAGGCTTAGTTGTTTCACCAATTTTATTTGTGCCTACACCAGTATTTGATGGAGTAAAAATTAATCCATCAATTTCATATTCAAATAATCCATCTTTAGTTTTTTGAAGAATAACAGAACAACCTTGAAATATAGTATTTTCTTCAGTATCAGAATAAAATGTTTTACGCTCAATTCTTATTGGAGAAATACTGTTCTTAGATTTATTAATATTTTGAGCTTCTAATTCATTTATTATAGTTGCTAATTTTGGAAGCCTAAAATTATTAGCAATATCATCTTTCTTAGTAGGAATAAATCCCAACGAACGAATATCTTTATTATTTATATAATATACATCGAACGCAGCATAAAGATTTATAAATTTTTTTTCTTTATTTTGTAGAATATGCTCACCGTCAATTAAAGTATTAAATAAATTATTTTTCATTGTTATAGAGCCAGTAAATTGAACATTCATATTTTGATCTATAAGATATATTTTTCCATTTTTTGAAATATAAAGCAATTTACGAATACCATCTGCTTTATCTGTTACAGTGTAATTTTTACGAATATTTGGAATCATAGAATCAGTATTAATAGGAGATATGTTTTGCATTTGAAGTGTATATGAAGAGGGGCCAACAAAATTCTTTGGTAAAATTTTTGTAGTTTTTTTATAATCTTCTTTCCATAAAAGTTGCATATAATCATCTAAAATTTCTTGTTGTTCTACATATGATATTGGATAATTTGTTCCTTGAATACCAGACATAATAAGTTTAATCGCTTTTTTTATAGCAGTTTCTAATAATTTAGGATTACTATATTTTGTTCCAACTCCAACTTGTTCATTAATAACTTCTATTTCAATTTCATATCTTTCTTGTGATTCATTTATACCTGAATCAACAAATTGGTATGATGGAATAAGTGTAGAACCTTTACGTGTTGATTCTTTAACAATACTTACATCAACATTAATTGGTAATGTATCATGGGTAAGAGTATTACGGGTTGAATAACGAAATACTTTTTTAATATCTTTCCATTTACCGACCATATTTTTAATAATAGGATTTGATGTATCTACTCTTTTTTCATTTTGTAATGTTATTCTAAAATTAAAATCATTAAAATTCACAGGAGTAATATTTTCATTTTTTTCATTTTTAAAATAATTTTTTTGAACAAAATTACCTTTAATCTCTCCAAATTTGTTTTGTATTTCATTTGTTTTACAATAATCAGAAATTGTTTTTAATCCAGAAAGTTCTGTTCTTAAATTTGATAATTTTGTGGTGCCTGTTTTTATATCAGTGTATTCATTTTGAATACGTAATAAATATTTATTTTCTGAGATTTGAAATCCGGCGGATAATAGTCTTTGAATTACATTATCATAATCTTGTTTTTGTATTGGTTTCATTCCTCTCGCGGTTCCAAAACGCACTTCTAATTCCAAATTAGAATTATCAGAATATTTAATTACATTGTCTAAATAGATTTTCAATAATTTATCTAACTGTTCTTGTGGAGATAAAGAATTCGTAGACATAATTGTATATATATTTGGAACGATAATATTTATATTATAATTATTCAATTTTTTCAAGAATGTTTTGATATAGTTCTTTTTTTGTTTTCTTTTTTGATGTATCATTAATTAGTGATATATCTAATTTTTCAGCGATATTTTGTATATCTTTAAGTGAATAAGTAGATATGGATTTTAATGGTTTATTAATATTTTCTAATTTCCAATAATTATTACGAATATTTGTTATATATGTTTCATTAAATTCATATTTAATGCTATAATCATTATTTTCGTTTTTTATTATAATTCCTTGTATTTTCTCTCCAAATGAAACTTCATAATATTTTTTTCCTGAAATATAAATAAGTGATATACCATAAATAAGTGATAGTGCTTCAAGTCCTTTCAATGTTATTTCTTTTTCATTTACAAGTTCATTTTCTATTTCATTGCGTTTTATTTTAAATTCTTTTAATTTATCTTTCATAAATCGTAATTTTTCTACACTTGATATTTTAAATGTTTTTTCGGTTTTAAATCCATCATTTTTTATAAATTCATATTTATCAAATCCATATAATATAATGTAAAAACACCAAAAAAGAGTATCTTTATGTTGTGGAATAAAAAAATTTTCTTTTTCCTTTTCTTTTTTGCTAATGTTATTTTTTGATTTTATATTATTAATTTCTTCTGTTTTAAATAAAAAATCTTTATTAAAACGATTTATATTTTTTGCCGATAACATATATTCTTCTATACTATCGAATATATGTTGTTTACTCATTTTTACTATATATAAAATTATAAGATGTCTTTATTATATTTACATCTTTAAGTTATTTCATATAATATAAACAAACATTTGCATTATATTTTTACACTTTCATTTGAGAGAAAAAGGTATTTTCTAACTCCTTTTTTTCTTTTTCAATATTGGATAATGTTAATTGTTGTTCTTCTACATAGTTTGAATAATTTATTAATTTATCAATAACATCATTTGTCTGTTCTGTTAAATTAACAAAAGTACCATTGCTATTTTCATTTAAACAAACTCCTTCGCACTTAGATAAAATACGAAGTATTTCTATTTGATGATATTTTGGCATTTTTTCAATTCTCTCTTTTAATTCTTTTAAATTCATTATTATAAATTAAAATAAATAATTGTATTTAACTAATTTATCATATTAACTAATTTATCTTACATATAATTAATTTTTGATAACTACAATTATAGTATTACGATTTAATAATAAGTTTTGGTTTTTTAACAACTCTCTTTATTTTTTCTTCTTTAGGTTCAAGAAGTTCAGCAATAATAGATATATATTTATCATTTAATTCAAAACGTTGTCCTATAACACGAATAGTTATATTATCATTTTGTTTGACTTTTGAAAAATGTGGGGAAGTTGTATGATGATCCCTCGCAATAAATATAATAACTGGACTAGGTTCTTCTTTCATTTCTGCGCGAATGCCTGCTTTAGTTATATTTTTTGCAATACAATTAATATGCATTCCTTCAACAGGTGAGCATACAAAGCATTCAAAAACTACTTCAAATAATACATATTCTCCATTAATTTCACCACTCGAATATGTAAGTATTTTTGTAGATTGAGGTTTAATATATCCTTCTACAATACATTTTCCTTCTATTTCAGACATAATTACTTTTTCAAGTGTTTGTTTAATATTAGAACCAATATTAACAATATTCAATGGTATTTTTCTTGAAATAAGCATTTTACTATATATACCAATATTATGTGGTTTTACTAATCGTTTTTTAGTAGTGTCAACCATTTTTTTTTGTGTTGTGGTAGCCATACTATAATGTAATGATATTATTCTTTAAATTATAATTCAATTTTCTGTAATAAAGTGAAAATAAATATTATTATTTTACAAATTTATTATATCATATGCTATAAAATAGTTCGCTAAAGAAATATAATATAATATAAAATATTTATAATTGAATTTTTTCAATATTAATTAATACTGCTTCACTTGGTGATAAAAACCATATTTTATTATTTTTCATTTCTTTATTAAATAAACGCAATAATAATTCTTGTAAAATACATATTTCAGTTCTATTTATTTTTGTATCTTTATCATATTTATTCTCTCCAATAATTTTATTTAAAATAGATAATGCCTCACCTTTTTGCGATTGATCACATCTAGCACCTTTATGACGAGGTTTAGTCAATTCTTTTACTTTAAAAATCATATATTCTTTCTTAAAATTACCTATAAATCCAACTAATTTATTTAATTTAATTTTTGCAGGTAAAAACTTCTTCGCAATTTTTCCTATTTCCTCACTTAGATCTTGATAATCTTCAGATTTCCCTTCAATCCAATTTCTGGTGTTATTTTGTTTTTCTAAAATGACTAGTTGTTGAGTTCCTTCTCTTTGAAATATTATTCCAGAGAGATTTTTATTTTTTATTATCATTTTATCGAAATATTCTTTAACATCTCTCATAATATTATTTAATTTTGATGAATTTTTTTCTTCCAAATAATTTAATAATTTTAATTTATTATCATATAGTAGTTGATCACATATATGATCAATAATTAAATCACTTAATATTTTTCTATCAATACCATCCTTCTCCATATCATTAATTATTTTACTTGCATTTATATACCATTCATCTACATCTAAATTTTGTTTTATAGACATTGCAATATTATAACTATCTTCAATCTCTCTTAATAATTTATTTATATTATCATCTTTTTCTTTACTAATTTTTATCTCTTCAATTTCTGGTTCTATAAATTTATCTGAAACTTCAAATAATAATTTTTGTCGTTTATAGTCAATAGGTACAGATCTATCATAAATAGAAATATTTATATTATCCAACTCCAATGGTTGAAATAAATATAAATCATCAATATTAACTAAATTACCTAATCTTCCATATTTATCACTTATAAATTCATTTTTATCTTCAACCAGCTGATTTAATGCTGAATTTATTTGTACTAAAGGATAATTTTTTATAATATTAATCATTGCAATTAATTCTGTTTTCCTATAAAAATATCTATCTTTAAATAAAGTTCTAATTCTTTGTGTAATTTTATCAATATTCATTATAATAAAATTCTCGTTATATGTATCTGTTTTTATATTTGCTTCAGTAATAAGTTTACTTGGCTTACAAGTATAAGAGCATTTTGACATATAATCACACGTTGATGTATATGGTCTATCGCCAATAGCATACATAATTTCATCTCCAGTAGATAATTTTTGTTTAACAGTTTGATTTATATTATCTACTGTGAATCCAATTTGCTCATAATTTAATAAGCAATCTACTGCGATTTCCTTTAATACGCGACTAACTTGTCCTATTTGAACAGCCTTTAATTCAGCTAATCTATAAATATATAAATCTACGGCTTCTTCTTCTTTATTACTTAAAATAGAGCCGTGTAAATAAATTTCTACATTCCTTTCTTCAAATGGAAGATCTTTATGACTACACGTTCTTACTGCACGGCCTATAATTTGTTCTATTCGATTCATATTATACCAAGGTTCCAATACGTGTACTTGTCTTATAAATTTAAAATCCAACCCTTCTGAACCGGCCTGGGATATAAGTACTACTTTTACCTTTTCACCCTCTTTATTATTAATATTTGTAACTAATTTTAAATCATTAACATTATCAGGTGATAAAGCTTTATCTCCAGTAATCATAACATATTTTGCTGGATTAAAGTCTAGTTTATCACTTTTATTTTGAGGTTTGTAGGTTAAAGCATCTATTTGTTCTGTAGGTGCTTTTTTAAAAAGTGATGAAGCTATTCCAGCTCTAGTAAATCCTAATTCTTCTAATGCTAGTGCAAGTGGAACTAATCCTCCATCAATATATTGAGAATATATTAAGATTACTCCTTTTGAATTTATAATTGAATCACAAATATTTTTTATCTTTCCACTATATTTACCAATTAATTCTGGAGAGAAAATACGTCCAAAATCATTTGTTTTATATTCAAATTCATTTTTTAATAATGGAGATGTACTTTCATTATATTTCATAATTCGTGATAATCCTTCCTTTCCTACAATATAACGTGGGTCTAATTTTGGTTTATCTTTATCGTTTTTTGACATACTTAAAATATCATTTAATTTATTTGATGGATAAACCATATTAAGTGCTTCTAATGGGCGTTGTAATAATGTATAACCAAATGATTCCATATTTTCAAACGAAGGCATTATTCTACCTGATGTGCTAAAATAGCCATCTTTTAATAAGTCAATTATATAGTTGTATGCTTTTTGTTGATATTCTCCAATATCCGTTAAATAAAGTGAAAGCATTTCTATGTTTTGTATAATCTGCATACCATTCAATTGTATTAAAGGAATTTGTTTTTCTTTAAATGTATGTTCTATTGCAAACTCTTCTGGCCAAATTCTATATGGAAATGTATATGGATTTACACCTCTAACAAATGAAATATATCCAGTTGCTTTTCTCTCTAATAACTCTTTTCCAGATTCATCACCATTACTTGAAACTTTAAAACTACCATCTTTATTGAAAATATCTTTTTCATTAACTCCTGGTCTTTTATCATTAATATTCATCAAATTAACTAACCAAGTTATTTCTTTATAACTATTATACATCGGTGTCGCAGAGAGAAATAATAAACGCATATTATCTACATTATTAACCAGTTTCAATAATTCTATTGCAACTCGCTTATCTTTATTATCATCAGTTATACGAATATTATGAACTTCATCAATAATAATTAAACGATTATTAAAAACACGTTTTAATTTTTTTTCTATAATTGATTTACGTTTTTTCTCTCCTTTAATATCACTATCAATTTGAGATACAGATGTAATATAATTGGCAAATTCAACATATCCTAAAAAAATATAAGAATTATTTATTATACGTTTAATTTGACGAATTATTTTTTCTCTTGGTAATCCTTTCATATTCATAGGGTTAATCTCTTTCAAAAATTTATTTCCAGTACAAGAACGAATATTCCATAGTCCATCTATTAACTGTAATTTTCTCTCATCAAATAATTGTAATTTAAAATTTTCTTGGACATTTGGAGAAGCAACTATAATAATTCTCTGAGATATTCCCATTTGATTTAAATAATCACGCATTTCTTCTGCGACACTAATTGCCGAACAAGTTTTTCCAGTACCTAAACCGTGATATAAAAGTAAGCTATTATAAGGTGTTTGAGAAGAAAGAAAATTTCTTACAAATAATTGATGAGGTGCTAATTCAAAATCCGCATTACATAATATGTCTGATTGACTTTTAACATTATGTATTTTACCATCATATTGTGTATCATAAAATTCCTTTTTTTCTGTTATTTTAATATTAAACTCTGGATCATTTAAATTAGGATATAAATAATTATATAATTTTTCATTTTTTCTTAAATCTAAATTCTCTCTCTCTTCTTTTATTTTTTTAAAATTTTCCATTTCTTCTTCATTTTTAATGTCTTTATAAATACTTTCTAATGGTTCATCAGAACTATATTTGATTTTTAATCTTGGTTTAACTTTTATACTACCTTTTGGGCGTCCTCTTTTTTTTGTTTGTTTCTCTTCTACATTTTTTGTTTGTTTCTCTTCTACAATTTGTACTTTTGGGTTTTGTATGTCATCAACTATTTTTAATTTAACTACACTTTTTTTTGATTTGTTTTTTGTAGACATATTCTTATATATTATTAATATAATCTATATTCATTTAATAATCTATTAACTTTATTTAAAATATCTATTTTTTCTAAATTATAACTTCTTATTAACTTGATAGCCTCATTTAAAGAAACCCATCTTAATTCACTTACCTCACTTTCTTGAAAAGGATATTGTGGAATAGTGTTTGCATCTATTTTTGCTATAAAATAACGATGTTTATAAGATTTATAATTTGAACCAGTAAATATTTCTTCAAAAGGAAGTACATTTTGTATTATTTTTAACGAATTTCGTTGATATCCAGTTTCCTCTTCAAATTCTCGTAATGCGCAACTTATATCTTTTTCTTGATAATTACGTCTTCCTTTTGGGAAACCCCATTCTGTTTCTTTCCAAGAAGTTGTTGATTCTTCAATAAGCGATTTTAATGTGTATTTAACACCTCCAGATGTGATACCTAATTTAAGTGATTCAAATTTGTCTTTTGATGAATTTTCTTCTCCACGATACTGGATTCCAATATAATTTCCCCATAATTTACTCCATAATGTATTAAAATCTTCATTTAAAATATTATTTTTTTCATCAATAGTCATCTCGTCAATCAAATTTTGTATATAAACTTTACTATAAATCGGATATTTTCCTCTCATAAAATCAATATATCCTAAAGTATCTTTTCGCCTTATCATTAAGTATTGTATTTCATCGAAGTTTTGTTGAAAAGCAATTATTCCTATACTTGTTATAGGGTGTTTACAATGATGAAAAGCATGACCTATTTTTCCACAATTATTACAAAAATTATTATTTTTCGACATAATAATAAATAAAGTTATAAGTTATTCATTATATCTTTTTATATCATTTAATATAATGGGATTAGATCCAAAAATATGGGGACCACATTATTGGTTTTTTTTACATACAGTTGCATTATCATATCCAAAAACACCAAATGAAATAACAAAAAAGAAATATTATGATTTTATTCAAAATTTTCCTTTATTTATACCAATTGAAGATATTGGAAATACATTTAGTAGATTAATAGATAATTATCCGGTTACACCTTATTTAGATTCACGTGAATCTTTTATTCGTTGGGTTCATTTTATACACAATAAAATAAATTTTGCGTTAAAATTACCAGAATTAACTATGGAAGAAGCAATGACAATATATTATGAAAATTATAAACCAAAGACTGTAAAAGATAATCAAACTCGTAAATTTAGAGAGAAAATAATATTTGGCGGATTTATTTTTGCTGCTATATTAATATCAATATTATTATATAAGAAATAATATTAAACTTTCTATAATGTATTATAAAATATTAAACTATATAAAATATAGTATATTAATATATAACTATGCCGCGTAACCAAAAAGCAGGTGAAGCTATTGCTGCAGGTGGATATGGATGTGTTTTTAAACCTCCTATAAGATGTAAAAATAAAGAAGCAGAATATGATCCAACTGGTGTATCTAAACTGATGATTAGTGAATTTGCTGTTGATGAAATGAATGAAATAAAAAAAATCAAACCCATTATTAGTTCTATTCCAAATAATGATCTCTATTTTCTTGTTAGTAAAATTAATATTTGTAAACCAAATAATCTGACAGAAGAAGATAAAAAACGATTTAATGAAACTTGTAGTAATTTAGGAAGTGATGGAATAACATCATTTAATGTAAATAAAAATTTAGATAAATTAAAAATTTTAAATATACCTTATGGTGGAAAAGAATTAAATGATTATAAAAAAGATCTTATGACTAACCTTATGCAGAATAAAATTACTGAGAGAATTTTTTTTACATCATTTGCATATACTAATTTTTCCTTGATTGATTTACTTGAAAATGGTATCATTCCAATGAATAAGCGAGGATTATATCATTGTGATATTAAAGCATCTAATATATTAAGAGATGGTGATATTAATGATACAAATCCAAAAGTTCGTTTGATTGATTGGGGATTATCATTTGTTTATAATTCAAATGAATGGAAAAATAAAAAACTTCCACATACAACTAGTGTTATTCAATTTAACGTTCCTTTTTCAAATATACTTTTTAATTCAGAAGTTTCAGAAATAATAAATACAAAATTATTAAATATAGACAATAATTTTAGTTTTGTTGAAAATAATGAATTAGGGAAAAAAGAAATTATGAAGGCAGTTGCGATAAATATATTAGGTTATAATTTCAATAAGAGAGGTGAAGGTCATAGAAGATATGTTAAAGAATTATTAACTAATATGTATCATTCATTATTATCAAATATAGACCCGAAAATAAAATTATCAAAACATCTTGAAACAATATTTAATACTGGTATGATTGTAGATTACTTAGCAGAAGTATTATATCATTATACTAAACGAGATAATTTAGGTAATTATATATTTATGTATAAGGAATATTTTGAAAAAGTATATTTAAAAAACGTTGATATATGGGGATTTTTAATGTCATATGTAATATTTATTGAACTTAAACCAGATGGAGCGGATTGGAATGATAAACTATCAAATAGTATTATGAGAATTTTATTAGAATATTGTTTTAATCCAAATTATGCAGTTAAACCGATTCCTGTTAATGATATTATTAATAATTTAAAATCACTTAATACTAAAAATGTATTAGGTTTTGATATTAAAAAAGAAAAAATTTGTCCTCCAGGTAAAGAATTAAATATAAAAACAGGTAGATGTGTTAATATTAAGAAACTAAAAACAATTAAAAAACCTAAACAAATTACTTCTTTAACTAAAACAAAAAAAATTATTTTACAACCAGAAAAAACAAGAAGTAAAGAGAAATCAAATAAATTAAGTATTAAAAAAGTAGAATCTATTCCTAGAGAAATAAAAGAAAAAGCATTTCGTAATATAATATTAAACCAACCATTTTCTTGGCCTGTATCAAGAAAATGCCCAAGAGGATTTACAGGAGTTAAATCTAAATCTTTAACTAAAAAAGTATGTGTTCCTAAGAAATAAGAAAATTAATGTTGTTTATAATATAATATTATTGTATATATTATAGTATATATTATGAAAGTTGAATTATTTATATTCGGCTTAACTGCTTTTTTTATAGCAAATACTTATTATGATGGAAAGTATGTTCAGATAGTTAAATCTTGGAAAAAATATTATCAAATGATTGGAATTGGATTTGCAGGATTATCCGCTTATGTGTTTTTAAAAAAATATCCTAGTCATACAAAGGGTCTTTTATCTCATGCAAGTGGAATGATTAAGTATATGCCTATTGATAAGGATGCAGGAGATTTATTAACGCCTATTTTAAATATGTCAAGTTCTAATATGTTTTCTAATTATAATAACGATAATAATAATAATAGTAATCTCAATAATTTAAATAACCAATCATTAACACCAAATCAATCTAGAATTCTTAATTCAGGAAAAATTAATCCAGGGAAAATAGGAACAAAACGATGTGTTAGTGAAACAAAGAAAAAATATGTAGCAGCACAACAAGGTTGGAAATGTGGTGATTGTAAAGAACAATTACCTGCTTGGTTTGAAGTAGATCATAAAATAAGATTAGATTCAGGAGGTTCTAACCATATAGAAAATTTAGTAGCATTGTGTAGAGATTGT